GGCCTAGTTGGTAATCCGCTCCTGGCTGCGGGACCGGGATTTGACCCAGCTCGACTCCTGCGGTGCTGGGCCCCAGGCCCACGACGCCGAGGAACTGAAGGAGATGTGCGCTTGAGTGCCATCATCGCGACAAGCAAGCCCCCTGCCGCCGACACGAAGGGGGAGAAATACGTCTGGACCGAGGAGCAGCGTGTCAGTCTAGCCCTCTACGAACAGGCAGTTATGACACTCGCAGACCTGGGCTTCAAGGTGAAGCTCTCTCGACTGTGGGTGAAAGAGAAGGGCGAGCAGGTCGCCTATATCTCATTGGAGAGTTAGATGCGCGTCTATCCTAGTGCCGAAGCCTACCGGGCCTTCATGGGAGACCATCTCACATATGGGTTCCATGAGCCCATCGCTATCTGCCATGAGACAGAGATGCTTCAGGACTACGATCCTCCCGAGGAATGCCCCGTCACATGGGCTCAATACCAACTCGAAGGTATGCCGGGCTGTCATGGAATGGTCGTCTCTCACTCGTCTCGCATCATTCCCGAGATGCAGCATGTCGGGTTGGGAGACCATTTCCACAAGGAGCGGCTCGCCCTGATGCGGGACTCCGGGGCATCCTGCGGTATCTGCACCGTGAGGGAAGACAATCTTATCCAGCGCCTCCTCCTCCACAAGAATGGGTGGACACAGGTCCATGCCTTCCTCAACAAACAAACCAAAAACAGAGTTCAAATCTGGGTGAAAGATATCTGATGCGCTGCTACATTTGCGACGAGCCGCTGAAGCATATCCACAACGATCCTATGACAGGGAAGGTGGCCCCCTGTGAGACTTGCCAAGCCGTCATCAATGGTCTGCTTCCTGAGGAGCCTCTTCACGAGGCAGAGTTCGACATCACCGTCCCTGACGATATAACAGATGAAGAACAAGAGTGGATCGAACAATTCCTCGCGAAGGAATAAACAAAGAGCACCGTAATGCTGCTGTGCGAAGATGGCGAAGGCGTCATCCAGAAGAAGCAGCATCACGAGGCCGTGTCTACCAGCTCAAGAGTCGTTATGGTCTTTCGTCTGAAGAGTACGACCAGATGGTTAAAGACCAGAATGGGCTGTGTTTTATTTGCCACACGTCGCCTACGCGCTTAGTCGTTGACCACGACCATGATACGCGGAGAGTCCGAAAACTCCTGTGTGATAAATGTAATAAAGGACTGGGAAATTTTAATGACTCAAAAGAACGTCTAGTCTCTGCCATCGCGTATCTCGATCTATGAGTAACTTCATAAACCATACCCGATGCGATGTTTGTGGTAGCTCGGATGGCGCTGCCGAATATGATGATGGTCATGTTTGGTGTTTTTCTCATAATGGATTGGTGAAGGCAGAACAAGGAACAGTCATGAGTTTGCCGCAAGAGCAACCTGAACCTGATACAGGACTAAAAATAATTCCTCTGGGAGGAGACTATTGTCCACTCGCTGATCGCAAAATCGCCGAGGCGACTGCCAGGAAGTTCCAGGTCCAGTTCCAGCCGAATGAAAAGGTCCAGCATGTATATCCTTACTTTGACAAACAGGGACGCCACGTCGCTAACAAACTTCGGTTCCAAGGCCCTAAGAAGGATTTTGTCTGTCAGGGTCTCTGGAAGGAAGCAACGCTTTTTGGTCAACAGCTATGGCCTCCGGGTTCTGCGAAAGCACTCACCCTTGTTGAAGGTGAATGTGACGCACTTGCCGCGTCTGAAATGCAGGGAAATCGCTTTCCTACGGTCAGTGTTAAGAACGGCGCTTCCGGGGCTGTCAGAGATTGTGTGGATAACTTTGAGTACCTCAACTCTTTCGAGACTATCGTAATATGCTTCGACAAGGACGAACCAAAGGTGAACCCTGCGACGGGCGAGGTTCGCTACCCCGGGCAGGAGGCAGCCCTTACCTGCGCTGGGCTGTTTCCGCTCGGGAAGGTTCGTATCCTCACCCTACAGGACGGGAAGGACCCCAACGACTACCTAGCCTCTGGTAAGACTCGCCAGTTCATGGAAGAGTGGTGGAAGGCGCCTGTCTTCACCCCCACCGGGCTCAAGCTCGGCAAGGACATGTGGGAGGAGATTAGGAAGCCGAAGCAATTCAACTCCATCCCATACCCGTGGGACGCCCTTAACAAGATGACCTATGGCATCAGGCTCTCGGAGCTGGTGCTACTGACGGGCGATACCGGTGACGGCAAGACGAGCATCGTCAAGGAAATCGAATACTACATCCTCAAGAACACCGTCAAGTCCGTCGGGCTGCTCCATCTAGAGGAGCCTAACGAGGACACGGGCATGAGCCTGATGTCTATTGAGGCCAACAAGCCACTCCATCTTCCTGACGTGCGTGAAGGTGTGACGGACGAGGAACTCCGTAAATACTATGACGCAATTGTTAACACTGAGCGCGTTGTTATCTGGGATCATTTTGGCAGCAACAGCATCCACGAAGTACTGGGAAAAATCCGCCACATGGCGGCTCTTGGATGTAAATATATTGTACTGGACCATCTTTCTATTGTTGTCAGCGATCAATCGGGCGATGAACGGAAACAGCTAGATGAAATCTCGACCAAGCTCAAGATGCTGTGTATGGAGCTTAATATTGCTGTTATCGCCGTCATTCATCTTAACCGTGTAGGCCTTATACGTGGTTCTGCTGGTCCCGAGCAACTAGCCAACATCGTGATGAAGATTTACCGCAACAAGGACGACATCGACGAGTGGCGTCGGAACGTCTCGAAGGTCATGATCAAGAAGAACCGCTTCTGTAGTCGTACTGGTCCTGGAGTCTATCTGCATTATGATCCTATGACTGGCCGGTTGAATGCTCTAGAGAAGGATGACATCGAGAAGTTCGAGGCGGGACAAGTGAAGGAAGAGAAATGGTAATCACGGATATCTTTGTGCTCCACCATTCTCACCATTGGCGAGATAATCTTTGGCATCAACTCTTCAAGTACGATTTGTACTCACCATGGATTGAAACCGAGGCGAAATGCCAGAAATACGCGAATGAATACGGGCGTCCAGTTCGTGTCATCTATAGTGATATGAGTGAACGGACTTTCCTTCCAGAGGAGAAGTAGTGACAAGCCGGAATGAAAACCGGCATCGACCCGGGTATGGGCGAGAGCGTTATAGAGTAGATGTGAGAGCGTCTTTATGGCGCTTAGCTAAGCAGCGGGCGAGAAAGCGTGGATTAGATTTCACCATCAGTATTGATGATATAGTCATCCCTGCCGTCTGTCCTATCCTTCTAATAACTCTTGCCAATGTTGAGGGTAAATGTACGTCTAACTCGCCCTCCATTGATCGCTTAGATAATGCGAAAGGATACACCAAAGAAAACATTCGTGTGATTTCGTGGCTGGCGAATACTCGCAAATCCAATCTATCGCGGGATGACATCGAACGGTTATGGCGCTATGTATCTCAGACACCATGATCTCTCCAAGTACATCCTTGCGGATATTGAAGCCGACAGTCTTTACCCGTCTAAAATTTGGTGCATGGTCGCGAAAAACTGTGCGACTAAACAGGTTTGGAAACTCAGGGGACATGACGAAGTCAAACGCTTTATACAGGAAGCTCCAAAGGGAACGATATGGGTTGGCCATAATTTTCTGTCTTATGACGCTCCCAGTCTTAATCGCCTACTGGGGACTCGCATTCATACTCGGGATATTGTGGACACTCTGGTTCTCAGCTTCCTTTATAACCCTCATCTTGAACGTGATCATGAGAACCCGCTAAGGCGTGGGCACTCTCTTGCCGCATGGGCGGTGAGGATGGGACTGGCCATCGAGAAGGACGAGTTTGACGACTTCTCCCGGTTCTCCGAGGAGCTGCTGGATCGGTGTGCGACCGACGTGGAGATCAACTATGAGCTGTTTCTACGGCTTACTGCCAAGATGCGGGGCATCGGCTACTCCGAAGAAAGCTGCGAGATCGAACATGAAATCAGACACATCATCAACCGACAGCAACGTAACGGATGGTTTTTTGACATTCACGGAGCTGAACAACTATCTCGACAGTTTAGACAGCGAGAGGCCGATCTTACCATCCCGGTACAAGAGCTTTTTCCACCGACTCTGGTACCAGTTAAGACCTTTAAGTACAAAGAAAGAGCGGACGGCAGTCCTTATCAGAGCTACAGTCGCCATGTTGCAGGATACCCTTCCGTCGTCCGAACCGGTGATGATTATACCTGCTGGGATTGGAAGACCTTTAATCTTGGATCACCAAAGCAACGAGTGGAGAAGCTCCTTGAACTAGGCTGGATACCCCAGAAGTTTGGGAAGATCAGTAAGAAGATGCGGGCCGAGGGGCGGAAGGTCGGTAACCCCCAGGTCGATGAAGACAGCCTGATGGAAGCCGCCGAGGAGTTCGGTAAGCCCGAGCTAAAGATGCTGGCCGAGTGGCTGGTAGTCAACGCCCGTGGCAATATGTGCGAGACTTGGCTGAAGTGGGTCAACCGTGAAGACTCCCGGATGCACGGGAACATCAACTCCTGTGGTGCTCTCTCCCGCCGGATGACG